GAAGCACAAAGTTGATCTACTGAAGTGCTTGTTCCGCTGTTTCTTATTCCAAAATATTTAGCCATATTAAACTCCTTATTCTACTATTACACCTAAAAAACAATTTCCTTGACCAGGCTGACCACCACCCGATCCAGGTTGACCTTGACCACCTTGGTTTTTACCAACTGCTCTTGCAGAGCCTGGCACGTTAAATACACTACCCAAAGTTGATCCAAGAATTTTTTGGTTGGCAGTTAAAACTTGGTTGTTAGTTAAATTACCATCTGAACCTAAAGGTGATGCAAAGGTAGTTGTTGGAGCAAACGGTGCAAAATTTATTGTTGCACTGTTATTAACTGGCGGTAAACTTTGACCTTGACTTGGGTTACCACTACCAGATCCTGGGCCACGATTTCCACCACTTCCACCAGATCCTCCTGGTGCAGTTAGAAAGTTTGTGAATACAGTTTCATTTCCTGCTTGGCCCGTACCTGAGTGTCCGCCACCACCACCTTGTTGACCTAAAGTAAATGGTTGTGCTGGGTAAGCTCCAGATAATGTTGTTAAGAAATAACAAATTTGTCCTGGTGAACCTTGTCCACCTGATGCCCCGTTTTGGCCTTGGTTTCCACCGCCACCGCCTGCTCCACCTTGAGCAAAGATGTGAAGTTTAGAACCACTTCCAATAAAGCTTCCATGGTTTTGTAATTTTGAACTTGAACCATTACCCTCTACAAAAAAGTATTCTGTTACTGGTGATGGAGCTGCTCCAGAGGATGCAGCTGTTAATCTTCCTTGAGCATCTACAGTGATTGATGCAAGAGTATAAGAACCTGCAGACACAGGTGTGTTTGCTAATTGATCTGATCCTACTGCATCGTTTGCAATTTTAGCTTGTGTAACTTGTAAAGCTGAAATTTTTGCAGTTGTCACTGCGTTGTCAGCTATTTTTGCAGTTGTTACGTTTGCGTTTGAAATTTTAGCAGTTGTTACAGCATTGTCTGCGATCTGTGCAGCAGCAACAGTACCACCTAAAGTGTCTAATGAAACTTCTTTAAGATTTGTTCCATCAGAGTATGCTGCATAAATTTTAGCAGCGTCTAAAGTAAAACCAGTTCCTGATGCAGTTTTAATTGTAAGGTTTGTTGGGTTTGTCAAACCTGTTGCATCAAAGATATAAAATTTTTCAATTGAATCTGGAATTGTACAAATTGTGCTAGCTGCAATTGTTGCAGTTGAAAATTTGATTACCATGTTTCTAGCATTTGAAAGAGCAGCGTTGCTCATTACCAAAGCTAAAGTACCACCACTATTTAGTGTTACTGTTTCTACACCAGCAATTGCTTGCTGTACTAAGTTTAAGTTTGTATTTGTTTTATCACCCCATTGACCAGCGTTCTCACCAGTTACCATGAGTTCTAATTTTAAATCAGACGAAAAACTTGATGCCATTTTTAATTCTCCTTAAGTATTTTATTTTACTCCAATTAGGCAGCTAAATCAACCTCAGTCCAAACATTATTTACTCCAAGATCTATCTCTTGCCATGAGATGATATTAGGTGTACCAGTGCTCGTAGTCAACCCTATGCCTGTTAATTGAATATTTGCTGTACCTGTAACGCTTGAAATAGTGCCTATAGATGATGTTAAACTTTGACCAGATACACCCACCATTACTTGAGGTATTGGACCTTCATCACCAAGTGATAATGTTACAGACTGTCCAGAAACTGACTCATTTGTGCTTTGAATTAATGTAATATTTCCTAAAGATAATGTTGATGCAATACCTGTCACTGGAACTTCCATTAAAGTACCACCAACTGCATTACCTACAGATGTTGTTAATGATTGACCGCTAACTGATTCTTCTGTGTCTTGTTCTAGAGCAAAAGTGCCTAGACTTAAATTCATTGTGTTTTCACCAGCTTGAACCACACTAACATCAGAATCTATCTGTATACTGAATGTTCCTATTGCAGCAAAATTTAATAGACCTGCTGTTGTTTGAGTTATGTCTATGTCTGTAAATGCATTTTCATTACCTATTGATGATGTTAATACTTGACCTGTCGGAGCTGCGGAATAATGTACACCCCAAGCTCCATTACCATAACTATTCGCTCCCCAACCTTTATTTATTTCAGCTGTTATTGAAACTGTTCCTAATGAAGAGGTCATTGGTAATTGACCTAGTAATACATCTCCAGATATACCCCAAGCTTCTTCACCCCATTCTAATCTACCCCAACCATCACTCGCTTGTGCATAAGCAAGTTCACCCATTGACATAGTTAGTTGTTGACCGACCGCTACAGGAACTGTTGGAACTAAGTTACCCCATAAGTTTTCACCCCATGTATCACCACCCCAACCTTGGTTTACTATACCAGTGGCTGTTACGTTTCCAATTGATGTAGTTAAATTAAATGAGTTTGCTAATACTGTTCCGCCTATACCCCAGGCTAATTCGTTCCATCCTCTTCTTCCCCAACCAGTTTCACTACCAATGTAATCCATGGTTCCCATTGCGGTAGTCATAGATTGACCAGATAAAACTATATATGTTGTAGCAAGATCACCCCAAGCGTTAACATTCCATTGATCACCACCCCAACCAGTGCTGATCTCAGCGTCAACGGTTACAGATCCAGATGTAGAAGATACTCCAGTGAATTGACCCCAAGCACCGTTATCCCATGTGCTTAAGCCCCAAGTGGACGGAGATCCGGGTTGAGATACCTGTACTGTAATATCTGTCACCCGAACCCCCTTTAATAAATTATGCTATTCTTAAAATCGCTGCCGATGTTGTAAATGCAGGGAACTGAATTGTAAATGTTCCTGCTGTTGCAGTTTTGTCACCACCAAAATCTAAGACAGCTACAGCTTTATCGCCATTAGTATCATTGTAAATCAAAGCTCCTCTTGCAGTGATAGTTACGTTTGTGAATGATAGATCAGCAAAATCTGTTATTGCCGTATTAGAAGCAACTGAAGTTCCTGTGTTAACAAGAGCTTTTCCGCCAGATGAATAACCACCTGATGGTGAAGTTACTTGTCCACCAGTTGTGAATGATGTTGTTGATTTTCCTAATGTTGCAGGCGATCCGTAAAGAGCTAACTTAAACGAATTTCCACCTGGATTACTAAAGTTATGTACGCCTTCTAATAATTCTTTCTTAAAAGAATTACAGATTGCATTAGTTGTTATTGCCATTTTTTTCTCCTTTAAACAATTGTGTTTGGAGATGGTGATGCTACTTTAAGTCTTGGTACGCCATCATCATACTCCGCACGTCTTCTTCTGCCCATTTGTTGTAGAGCAAAATTCTGTATCTCTTCATCATACTTTGTTTTATAGAGGTTGTATAGATCCATGGGGCCTTTTAAGAACCTAAAAGCCTCTGCTAAGACACCATGTAAAAGCATGGAATCTTGGTATGTTGATATAAACGTATTATTTGTTGATGTGAAATTTGGTGGATCTTTAATGTAGTTTATTTGAACTGTATGTGCTGCTGCAGGCACTGGTGCTACTATGATATTAAAATCATCATAATTAGCGTAATATTTAGGTGTTCCTTGTTTGCCTGATGTATTAAATTCACTTATAAAACTCGTATCTCTTTTTTCTAAAAAATTTCTCACACCACTATTAACAGTCTCAACAGATCTCAATATCATACAATCAGATGGTAAGGACACCGCTCTGTTTCCGGCAGTATATGTTGATGTTGCATATTTTCTTAAATCATCATAATCAACTTTGCCAGCTATATCTAACTCAACGTTTCTAATAAAGATGCCAAGCTGACTATCAGTTAATACATTGCTTGCAACCTCTGTATAGTTTCTTACTTGTGTTAAAAAATCTGAATGCGTTATTGCCATTATGTAATGCTCACTGTTGTTTTACCTATTGTTGATATTAATTGTCTTCTTCTATTTTGCAAAGAAGGATCCTCTGGTTCCATTGTATTTATATCTGTAGATAGAGATGGATCACTATGAGTAGCCACAAATGTATCAGTTCTAAAAGCAAAATCCCCAGGTAAGCTCAAGTTTGCTACAGCAACTGTTGCACCGCCAGAATTAGCAATCGTTACATCACTTGTAGATGTGTTAATAAAAGGTTGTATAGGTTGTTGAAATTTCATAACCCTAGAGTTTTGTAAAGCTATAGCATCAGCAACAGTTCTTCTACGTCTTATCTGAGGATGTTTAGGTTCAAATTCAGATATATGAACTAATGATCCGTTCCATTCTTTTACCATCTCTGTGTATGGAAACTCCATACCAGATCTATCTGATATTGCTTTCGATCTTTTTCCTGTTGCAAATTTAGCCATAATTATAAACTCGTTGGGTAAAATGATTGTGGCGTTATAAATGTAGATGTTCTTTGACCGTCTTCATCTAACGCTCTTTTTAATTCATCCTCATATATTAATTTATTTTGTTGTACTAATTGTGGTGCTACTTTCATCGCTAAGTAATAAGCTAATCCCGCACACATACATGGTAAAAATCTATATGCTACATCTGCTTGATTAGTGTAAGCTCCAGAGTCTTCTATTCTTTTAATAACATAATACTTTAGATGAGTATAAGTATTTAAATCTGGTGCTTGATATAAATATATTTTTGGTGTTGTTAATCGCTCTACATAATATTGAGAAGGTGATCCTGTAGTCAATTTATTAGGTAAAGCAGCATATGCTGATCTGTCAA